AGGAATCAATGGTAGTATCTACAACAACAAACATCACTGAAGGATCTTGGAGCAACTCGCAACCAAGCGATCTTGATTACCTGAAACCAAATGGTTTTAAGTTCCAGATTCACACGCTACCAAACGTGTCATATTTCTGTCAAGCAGCAAATATTCCATCGTTCAGTATTGGATTTACAACAACCGAAACTCCTCTTTCTGCCTTGTTTAATCCAGGAGAGAAACCACAGTTTGGCGAACTTGTCATTCGGTTTCTCGTCCAAGAAAACATGGCAAATTACGTAGAACTATATAATTGGTTGACTGGACTTTCATTCCCAGAAAATCATGAACAATATATCAACTGGAATAAGTCTCAGTCATACAGATTTCCAGCAGTTCCAGAGAAACGACTTGGTGCAGTTGCCAACTTCTCAGACGCTGACTTCTTTATTTTAGATTCTGATAACAATCCAAACGTCAAGATTACCTATTATGATCTATTTCCTATTAGTCTCGAGGCACTAGACTTCGATATTTCTGGTGGTAATGTTGAGTATCTTGTGGGCGTTGCTGCTTTTAAATATAGATATTATACAATCGAGGCAGTATAAATTCCTTGACTTTTGTCAAAAGTTATAGTATAATTAAATTATTTTATTGTGAGGGTGTATGAAACTATCTGAAATTCAAGACATGTGGACAAAAGATGCTAAGGTCAACGAACTAGATCTTGGTAAATCTTCGATTCAAATCGCCGAACTGCATGCAAAATATCTTAACATCTTGTCTAATACTAAGTTGCAACTTCGTAAATGCGAGGGCGATTACTTGCGTCTTCGCCGCACCAAGTTTAAATACTATCGAGGTGAGATGACTCGCGAAGAACTAGAAGAACTTGGGTGGCATCAATTTCAAGGATTAAAACCTCTAAAGAATGAGGTCGAAGATATTGTTAATTGCGACGAAGATATTATTCGTTGCGTTGATAAAGTCGAGTATATGAAAGCAATGCTCTACCAACTAGAGCAAATTATTCGTTCATTAAATGGTCGTGGTTGGGAAATCAAGAATGCCATCGAGTGGACAAAGTTTACTAACGGATTGATGTAGTGCCAGACTTAACAGTTACCAAGAAAGATGAAGTCTATTTGAATATCGAAAGCGATCCTTCGATTGCTTCCGAGTTGAACGACTACTTCACTTTCGACGTTCCTGGCGCAAGATTCATGCCAACCTATAAAGCAAAAATGTGGGATGGTAAAGCACGAATGTTTAACATGTGGACCAAAGAACTTTACGTTGGTCTGCTTCCATACCTGAGAGAGTTTGCCGCAAGATCCGACTATGAAATGGATGTCAAAATGGATCCGATCGGCGATCCTGTTGATATTGAGTACCTAGAAGAATTCGCTGAGAGTCTGAACCTTACCTCGCAAGGCAATCCGATTCAGGCGAGAGAATATCAAATCGATGCTGTCAAATATGCAATTCGTATCGGTAGAACTTTGCTGCTCTCTCCTACCGCATCAGGTAAATCACTAATCATCTATCTACTCCTGCGGTATCACCAGAAGTTTAATCGCAAGCAGTTGGTCATTGTTCCCACAACGTCGCTGGTCGAACAGATGTATGGTGACTTCGCTGACTATTCTCATAATGATGATACATGGCATGTTGCAAATAACTGTTCTAAAATTTACGCAGGGTTTGAGAAGTCGAACCAAGCAAACATCGTTATCTCAACTTGGCAGTCAATTTACAAATTACCGAAAAAGTTTTTCGACGACTTTGATGTTATCTACGGCGACGAAGCACACTTGTTCAAGGCAAAGTCGCTGACATCAATCTTTAACAAGTGCACCAAGACTAAGTTTCGCATCGGAACTACTGGTACTCTCGACGGAACGAAGACTCATAAGTTGATTCTCGAGGGTCTATTCGGTAAGGTTCATCGGGTGATTACTACCAAAGAACTGATGGACAATAAAGATCTTGCTGATTTGAAAATCACCTGTCTCCTTCTAGACTATACTGATGAGACTAAAAAGGCAGTTAAAAATAATACATACCAAGAAGAAATGGACTGGTTGGTTAAGAACCACAAACGAAATGTCGTCATTCGTAATCTATCAGTGACGCAAAAGGGTAACACACTAGTTCTGTTTCAATTCGTAGAGAAACATGGTGATGTTTTATATAAAATGATCAAAGAAAAGGCAGGAACTTCTAGAAAAGTTTTCTTTGTTTATGGTGGAACAGATACAGCACATCGAGAACAGATTCGTTCTATTACTGAGACCGAAACTGATGCAATTATTGTTGCCTCCTACGGCACCTTTTCTACGGGAATAAATATACGTAACCTACATAACGTAGTGTTTGCTTCACCATCTAAATCTCGCATTAGAAATCTTCAATCTATTGGTCGTGGATTAAGAAAGGGTAATCAGAAAGAACGTTGTAATCTTTTTGATATTGGCGACGATCTCTCTTGGAAGACCAAAAAGAATTATACGCTGAATCACATGGTCGAGCGTATTAAAATTTATAATGAAGAAGGTTTCAACTACAAAATTGTCAGGTTGGCAATTGATGACTGACTGTCTTTCCAAGGAGTAGTAAGCTACTTCATTAGATGGTTTATTTCATAGACGACATAGTCTTTATACCCTGAATGGGTGAACAAGTCAACAGTTTTCTTGAAGAAAAAGATTAAAAAAACCATTTACTTTGCAGTCTATTTGAGGTATAAAGGAGTTATATTAATGAGGGTAAATAATGGCAAAGACAAAAACTAACGTACATTACGTAAACAATAAAGAATTTCTTGCTGCCATAGTGGCGTATAGAGAAAAGGTTATTGCTTCCAAAGAAAACGGTACACCGAAACCTCGATGCCCGAACTATATCGGCGAGTGTTTTGTTAAGATCGCAAACCATCTCGCATATAAAGCAAACTTCATCAACTATACCTATCGAGAAGAGATGGTACTAGATGGTATTGAGAACTGCATTACATATGTTGACAACTTCGATCCTGCTAAATCCTCGAATCCTTTTGCTTACTTTACTCAGATTACATACTATGCTTTTCTGCGTCGAATCCAGAAAGAGAAGAAATATATGGCGACCAAGTATCGCTATATTCAGAATCTAGATATCAACAGCATCATTACCGAAGATGCAGATGGTTCTGAGCATACCAATGAGTTTATCAATTATCTTCGTAAGCAAATCGATGATTCGTATGATAGTTCTATAGAGAACCAACCACCAAAGAATCCCATGCCAAAACGTCGACCAAAATATTTTGACAAAAAAGAAGAAAAAAACCTTGACCTTTGACGTTAAATGAGGTATAGTTGTTTTAGTATTAATGTTATGGAGGTTTATATGAGTAAGTTTTCTAAATGGGTTTCTGAGAATACCACTGGTCTTTTGTTCGCTGCTGGTCTGGGTATTCCACTTCTTCTTCTTTTGTATATGGTTGCACGACACGAGAATAAAGTAACACAAGTTACACGTCAAAATCCTGGATGCATCTATCTTGAGTCAAGTCGACTTGGTGTTGATCAACACTACATGCTCTGTGATGGTCGAATCAATCTTGTGCATCTTGCTGGAGACGATGAATTGCCAGCACCTGAAGCTGTCGATGTAATTCAGAATGCGGTTGAACCTGCACCTGTCGCCACCACTCCTGCGAAGTGAGATTACGATGATAATTAATACACAACTTCTGACCAATGATATGGTTTCAGACATGCAAGAAGACGCAGGTGAATCATCACTAAATGCCAATATCTATATTGACGTTCGTGGTGCATCACCTTCTGAGAAAGCAAAGATGCGCGAAATCATCGATAAATTTTATCGAGATATTAAGGTAGCGATTAGTACTGTATGAAAGTTGCACTAATTACCGACACCCACTTCGGGGCACGATCGGATTCAATTCCGTTTGATAACTTCTTTAATAAATTCTATACAGAAGTTTTCTTTCCGCATCTTGAACGTGAACAGATTAAGACAATCATCCATCTTGGTGACGTCTTTGATCGTCGGAAATATATCAATTTTAATACACTGAAGAAGTGTCGTGAGTATTTCTTCGATCGAACTGCTGATCTTGGTATCGACGTTCACATGATTGCAGGAAACCACGACACATTCTTTAAGAACACCAATGAAGTCAATGCACTTGATTTGTTGCTGCGCGAATATCCCAACGTAATTACCTATTCTGAAACAGAAGATATTATCGTTGATGGTAAAAACCTACTACTAGTTCCTTGGATTTGTTCGGGTAACTATGATCAGACTATGGAGATTGTTAATGCCTCGAATGCACAAGCCGTATTTGGACACTTTGAATTTGCAGGTTTCCAAATGTATCGTGGGCATACGAATGACCATGGAATGGATACAAAACATTTTGATAGATTTCCTCTCGTTTGTTCTGGTCATTTTCACCATCGCAGTCGGACTGGTAACATTCTGTATCTTGGTAATACCTATGAGTTTACTTGGTCTGATTATAATGACCCACGAGGGTATCACCTATATGATACGGAAACTAACGAGGTAGAATTCTTTGAGAACCCCAATCGGATCTTCCATAAAATCTATTATGACGACACTACTGACGATCCTAGTTTGCTTGATGTTAGTGCACTTGTTGGGTGTTGTGTTCGATTAGTTGTTGTTAAGAAAACTGACTTCTATAAGTTTGATCGGTTCGTAGATAAACTCTATGACTGTAATCTTCTCGAACTAAAGATTATTGAAGACTTCTCTGAGTTTGAAACCGAAGCAATGGGTGACGAAGAATTTAATGTCGAGGATACCATGACTGTTCTGTCAGATTTCGTCGATACTATTTCTACTGATCTAGAAAAGACTAGAATCAAATCTATTCTACAAACTCTCTATGTTGAGGCACAGAACGTTACTGTATGATTAATTTTAATACTATTCGATGGAAAAATATGCTGTCGACGGGCAACCAGTTTACAGAAATTAAATTGGATCGTTCACCTAGTACTCTGATCGTAGGAGAAAATGGTGGCGGTAAATCGACTATGCTCGATGCACTTTGCTTTGCTCTCTTTAATAAACCATTTCGTAACATCAACAAACCACAGTTGATCAATTCAATCAACAAGAAGAACTTGTTAGTCGAAATTGAATTCCAAACTGGTCGTAAGTTATATAAAATTGTGCGTGGTATTCGTCCGAATGTCTTTGAGATTTATGCAGATGGCGAACTTATCAATCAAGACGCTGCTGCTCGTGACTACCAGAAGTATCTCGAAGAATCAATTCTTAAGATGAATTATAAGTCGTTCACTCAGATTGTTATTCTGGGAAGCGCATCCTTTACTCCATTCATGCAACTTCCTGCGTTTACTCGCCGCGAAATTATTGAAGACATTCTTGACATTCAGATCTTCACTACGATGAATAGTGTATTAAAAGACAAGATTATTGAAATCAAAGATAAGTTGACTGGTGCAGATAGTCGCCTAGAAATTTTGAAACAGAAAGCGACTCTACAAAAAGAGTATGTAGACACTCTTGAGACGAACAAGGAGAAACGATCGGATGAGATACAATCTCGAATCGAAGAAGGCGAACTATCCATCGCCAGTTTTCAGAATCTTATTGGAGTGCTCGAAGGCAAAAAGATTACGCACGAAGCTGCCAAGGCAGCACTTGGAGATCTCAGTGCAAAACAA